AGTACCAACAGTAAATGTTGGAGATTGTACTTGAGATCCAGCATCTGTAATCGTAGTTCCAAGATCAGATGCATCATTAGGATCTTTATTCAAAGCTGTATCAGTTCCAAATGTAAGAATTTCTCTTGCTTTAAACTGTCCTTCATTAGTTAACTTTACAGTCATTGTACTAGTACCAGCATCCCAAGCAATAATAGTTCCAGCACCACCAGCAAGATCTTTAACCTCTGATGTAGATAATACAGTTGTACTATTAATACTCTGAGGAACAGTTATAGCAGCACCACTATGGCCTGTTATAGCAAACTTAACAATTGGATAAAGCTTTATAATTTGATTCCTTCTACCATAACGATCCTCTCCTCCTGTAGGATTCTCAATCCTATTAGATATAGTCTTAACGGAACTAGTTCTAAGATCTATAACGGGAGATAGTGTTGATTGAGTAGATGAAAGGTCTAACTTATAAACAAGAGAATTTGCAATATCATTTCTTAATGCATTAATCCTAGAAGCCAATACTTTCTGGTTTATAAAATAATGCTCTTGTTTGATAAATGTCTTCTCATAATCAGATTGTGCATATGAAACATAATTAATAGGACCACTATCAACAGGTATTATATTGGTTGTTTTAACAGAAGATTCAATCTTTGTCTGAGGGAATGAAAGATATCCAATATCAGCATATAATTTCTCATATTTCTTATTAAGAGATATAAGTCCTTTAGATCCACCACCAATAGCATTTGAGCTAGCATTAGTTGTAGATACAATATTAAATGTATCAACACCAGAGTTCTCAACTGTAAACAATGTAGTATTCAACGAAGATGCTGAAATACCACCAGTCTCTTCAAGATTCTTAAAGAATGCAAATGACTTACCACTATCTTCAAATCCATGATCTCTATGTGTAACTTCAATATACTTATTATTTCCTCTAAATCTCTTTAAAGTAGCACTGCTACTTGCTTCTGCACTTGTACGTATGGAACCAGAGTCCATAGTTTCATAACCTATGTTATCGTTTGTTAACATAACACTAGCAGTTCTACTAATATCAAACTCTGCCCTGTTAAGCTGGAACTTAATATCTTCTTTGAGATTCTCTGTCCAAGAATCCACGTTCTGTGATCTGTAAACAGATCCTAATCCAGGTTGTACTGTAACAGTTCCTGAACCAGCTGGTTCTCCCACTTCAGAAGCCCAAACTTCATATTCAGTTGAATCAGTCTCAACAACAAAAGCATATTCTGTATCATTCTGTAAATATACAGGATAATCAAATTCAAACTCAGTTGGTACACTACCAGCAACATCAGTTACGAGATTGGTTGATACACCCATCCTTACAGCAGGTGTATCAATATCAACAGTTGCTTCTACAGCAGCACCAGCATTACCAGAACCAGTTCCAGCAATAACAATAGAAGGAGCACTTGTATATCCAGAACCAGATATAGAAACTTCAGCATTGAATAACTTACCACCAGATATTCCTAATATTCCAGTTGCAGTAGTACCACCTGGTAATTGTGGACTCTCAATAGTAATTGCTGCACTATCATAGTTAGAACCAGCACCAATAACTTTAAGATCACTTAGTGATCCAGAATCCTTAGCAATAGTAACAGATATTGAACTGTTATTTGTATTATTAGCTAGAGTTATTGATGGTGCAATAAGTTGTTCTCCTGGTTGGAAAGCATTACCATTATTATTAGAGAGAACTAATGTATATACTTGATCTGCTGATACTGGAATCTTATCTGCAGCTCCTGGTAATACTTCAATACCAGTTCTATCAAATACTTTAAATATAGGTCCAGTAGCTCCAGATATTTGCCCAGTCACAATCTCATTAACTTCAAGAGTTGTTTCTTGTGAGACATAGAACTTTAACTTTGTTTCTGGAGAAATAGTCCTCTCTGTACCAGGAACAATATAACTTCCTGGCTTACCACTTACTGTATTGGTAATATAAGTTCTTACTGGAACTTTAGATGCCTTCTTATTAAAGAAGAGATACAAGCTAGTAACAAATACACCACCATCATATCCTTCTATCTTAAATGTTTGTGCTAATGGACTTGGTTTCTTCTGTGTACTTGTATCAAGATCGACAATCTGCTTACCTTCATTAGACTTAAGATATGCAGGTAATGTTGAGACAATGCTACCAGGATTAGAAGGTAATATTCCAGTAGGATAATATTTAACTTCAGTGTATGTCTCTACAGAGTCTTTATTACTATCTGTAGAGCTCGAAGTAAATCTAATTGTTTTCTCACCAGTTGTGAATTGTAACTGCTCAGAACTGGTATCATAACTTGTATTGTAGATATAGTTGTTCCAAGTACTTCCTTGTGTTGGGGCATATCCATTAGGTATTATAATAAGACCACTAGCATTACCACTATCATCTGTGATAATATCAGATCCAAATGTTGATAATGAACTACCAGGGATTCCTGTAAATCTTAGATCAGGGTTAGTCCATCTACTAATATCTCTCCCCTCTAAGAAAGGATATATCTTAGTATTTGGTTTCATCCTACGAACAGTAAACTTAACTGCCTTAGATCTAGCAAATTGCTGCAATGATGTAGCAACAGCAGTCTCACCAATTTGTTTTGTATTAATTCCTTTACCAGTCTCATTATTCTGTGGACTAATATTAGAAGAACTTCCTACATTAGCAATTTTAACTGTAGAGGATACTTGATCAGAGTTAATATCAGATAGAGGTCCGATGTTAAAGAAGTTTTGATTTGATCCAACCCAGTTAACTGCGTAAGAATTATACAAGCTTGAATAAGCATCACGTACATTATCCTTAGCAAGGAATATAGTATAGAGTGAAGTATTGTTATCAGATACTAAGGGAGCATCTGTATTCTCATACCACGAATCTACAGGTGTATCAAGAGATGCATCTCCAACATATTGAATAACCACAAATGGATTGGGGTTAATAGTCTTAGTAGCAAAGCTATTATCCAATAACGATAGATTGGTATATGGAAGAGTAATAACATCTGTAGATCTCCTATATCCAGAAATAACTCTTTCATCTTCCTTTGTATTAACCTCAACAAGATCAAATGAATCTTCCTTGGATTGTGGTCTTAATACAGACTGTTTGGTATCAATAGAACACTTGTAATCAATAGATTTAAGATTACCTACCTTATGAGTTTCAAAGTTATCTACAACAAATCCACTCTTATATCTTTCAAACCCAACTTCATCCTTGATCTGCATACTTAATGCTTGCTGTTCAAGAACACTGAGTAATGTATAGTATTCCAACCTTTCAACACGCTTCTCTAACTTACCAATATCCCTCATGGTATAACGCTTGTTATCCACAGGTATAACTCTCACATCCTTACTTGTTGTGGTATATGCAGGTATGTAAAGATAAGTTAAAGGTATAGCATCATCAATACCCTCTGGTCTTGATGGGTTAAGTGAAGAGTTGCCTTCCTTAACTATAAACTCACCTTTCTTAGTCAAGAAGATACCATCAATTCTATCAAGGTATTGATTCTGATAGAACGAAATAGTGTAAGGAAGATTTGAATCTGAAGCTGGACAACTAGAAACAACACCACCACTACCAGTAAATTCATTAAAAGCAGACTCTGTATAAACCGACTTATCTTGGAAACCAGTAATAGTAGCTTCAGTATCAACCTTTGGTCTAAAGTCAATAACATCTCTAAGATTTGTTATACCATATACAGATGAGTTAAATGTAGGAATCTCGTCAGCAGAAACACCTGCTTCATGTACATAAGAATCAACTACACAGAAATCACCCTGTGAATGATCGAAGTAATCAAATGATGCTAATAACTGACCAGTAGGTAAATCAAAACCAGGTTTAATCACAATACGAGATACATCATATAGAGTATCACGCTGACCATCATCAAATGAGAACCTATTGGTTACATCAGTACCGCTAATTAGATTACCAGCAGTATCTACATTTGGAGGTGCAGTTGTAGAACCTTCATAAACATAGTTAAGTTTAATAACATCAGAATATGATACTGCATTAATTTCAGATGCATTAATATCCTGTCCTCTTAAAGGAAGAACCTTGTCTCCCACTGGAGTAATAACAATTTGCTTGTTTTTAACAATAGTCTTCAGTCTAGGTCTAGACTTAGTAATTTCTAATGTTGCTGTAAGCTTAAGTGTTGGATATTCAGTACCACCTGAAAGAGCACCAAAATAATTTTGAGGAAGTTCTATACTAACACTACCAGCAGTTAATCCAGTAGCAGTATCAGTAGACGTTGCAACTTCTACAGCAGAAGATGGGACATATACAATATCTCCAGTTTCTACAGCAGTAGCATTTCCTTTCTTAAGAACAGTAAGAATAAAATTAGTCTCTCTAAACTCTACAAATTTCTGTGTACCAAATTCCAACTGTGCTTTGAATGTTACTCTTCCACCAGTAGAAGATGAATCTAATACAAAGTCTTTTCTTTGGAAGTACTTAATAGCAGTATCATCAACATTCTTAACCAATGATTTGATCTGCTTACTACCAGTTGGGAATATTAGAGTAGATTTAGATCCATTCTCAATCTTTGGTCTTACTCTTAGTACAGTTGTACTACTTACATTAGAAGGAAGTAAAGAATCTAGGTATATTCTTGATTTCTTTGTTCCTTGTGGTTTAGTTGCTTGTTGTACTATTGCCTGAATAAGGTTGTTGTTTCCGTCACTGAATTGAATTAGATCTCCCTGTACAAGACTCTTCGATGCATCACCACCAAACCCTGTACATTCAACATACTGATTACCTTCTGTACCACTAAATGTAAAATCAGTTATGGTACTACTGTTAATATAATTCTCCCTAAACAACTCAACATCACTAGTAAATAAGTTAGGTGCTTGAGCTCCTACAGGTGCTACACCAAATCTACACCACATAGACTTAACATTCTGTGGTGTATATGTTTGTACTACATTCTTAAACAATACAGCACGTATTACTGCGTCATCACTTGATGTATGACTACTAGCTTGTGTCTTAGCAACTACTATTGGCGGTGCTGAGTAGGTATTAGAAAGACCATCTCTATTGATGATATTTGCTTTAGCATATCCACCAGCAGCATCAGTTTCGGAATTAATAATAGATGTATCATATGTTACACCATCGATAATTAAAGTATCTAAAGTACCATAATTTCCCCCTCTATTATCAACAACAAAATGAGATATAGTATTTTCCCTAGCAATTCTCATAGAATTACCAGCTTCATCAAATATAGTTTCTCCTTCAACAAACTCCCCATTAAGAACCTTACAATAGATTCTATTACCAGAAGTTAATAAACCAGCTGGTGATCCTTCTACAACTCCATAAGCACCACTCTTACTACCAGTAATATACTTACCAGCCACAAATGTAGCATCAGCAATATCGGAATCTACAGTTATCTTAGTTAAGAATGTTGGATTGAAATACGACATCTTGAAAGTCGTATTGTATTTACTTGTTCCAGCAATTCTTCCTTTAGAAAGAATAGTATCAGAATCTGGATTAAATCCAACACCTCTTTCTTGTAGATGGAAGTCCTTAGGCTTAGCAAGTCCTATTGAAGGAACAATCATCTCACTATAAGAAACAATATGACCAAATATATCATTTGCAGTTTCTAGTTCTGCTCCATTCTCAGTAAAATAAAGTCTTGTTCTCTTATCATTACCACCATCAGTAGCAGAATAATCTCTTAGATGAGTATCAACAATATTTCTTGGACCAACAAAAGTTATTTCAATGTATGCACCAGTTCCTTTAAAAGAATTTGGGAAGTTTGGATCAGCACCATGAAACTTAGAATAAGCAAGGGATGTGATTTCTACTGAAGCATTAGCATTACCTGCACCACCTTTTCTTACCCAGAAGCTTCCATGTGTTGTCTCCCATGTAGAAGGTACTATATCTACCCATTTCTTACCAGTCGCTTGTGTAGTTACTTCAACAATTACTGTTTTGATTGCTACATCAGAATCATAAGTAAACTCTCTTCTATTACGAGTTTGTTTATGTGATGCTATTAACTGACCATCAGTATTATCTTCTGTATTATTAAGACCTAATGATCCATCACCAAACACACTATTAAGGTATAATGTTGGGAATGAAGACAATTCAGCATCAAATGAATTTAAAGGAACTGAATTGTAAGTGTTAGTTAGATAGAAGCTTGCAAGACCAGAATGCTTAAGAGTTATATTATCCCTCTCAAGTGATTCTCTAGATTTGTTAACTGTTAGATACTTACTCTCTTTATTAACAATTTCATAACCCTTAATATATGCTTTACCAGCTCCAATTGATGCGATCATCTTTTGAGACGCATCAGTAAGACTTAAACCATTAACTAATCCATCAACACCTACACCATAAAGACCTTTGTTACCGTCTTTCTGATAATACTCTCTCAATTCTGTTGGGAATGATTCAACAACATAATCACCAGACTCATCAAAGGTTCTTCTTGCTAGAGTCTCTTCAATTACATTGTATTCTGCTTGTTTTACCTTCTTCTGTACAGATCCCCTCTTAACAGTTAGAAGTTGTATGAAATTGCTGTCTGTAGAAGCATTATAATCATACTTAGATAATCCTAGAGTAATTGATAAACGATGAGCACCAGGAGCACTAAAGTTTGCAAAACCTCTTGCTTGATCATAGAGTGTTGAATCCTCTTCAGGAGTGATTAAAGACTCTGTGATTTTAAATCCTACTTTAGCAGATGGGATATCAATATATGGTTCGAGAATGATAAGCTCAGACTCATTACGAACGAAATGTCCATTAACAAAGTAAATACCTTCTTCTACCTGTACAGCAGAAGCAAAACCCATTGCTGGACTGGTGTATGAAGTCTCTACATCAGTATCAGGATCCTTTAAACTAATAGAAGTAGGTAGAACACTTCCATCTGTTCCAACTACCATGAGTGGAGTATTAACCCCATCAACAACTTCTAGAGTCTCACCTTGTCTATAAGTAGACTCATTATTAGAGTTACCACTGCTAGTGTAGTTTACATATAGTGTATCTGCAGTTGTAGTAGTACTATATCTAGTGGATACAATTGTACCAGTAACGCCAGATGTGATGCCTTTTACAACCTGACCTACTAGTTGTTTAATATCATACTTTTTGAAGACA